TCTTGTTTGACACTTTCAATGTCTTGGCGTTGCTTCATAGCCATCTGCAACTGTTGAATCTGTTGTTGCAAGGCTTGAGTTTGTTGTTGAGACTGAGCCAATTGCATCTGAACTTGTGGGGGAATAGCAGATTTATTGTCAATGTTAGCCAATGGGTTATTGACTGCCAAACGATCTGCGATGACTTGAGCACCTGGGAAGTCCATATTGCGAATAAATAAGTCACCAGCGACTTGCATAAGTTGTGGGTCTGCGCTAAACAAGGGCATCATGGCTTGAACTGCCTCTTGGCGCTTGGAGTTATACCCTGGGCCTGTGTCCATCACCACATCATACTCACCAACCGTTACGTCATTCAGTATCTTATTGATGCCAAACTCGTCAGTTCCAGGTGTGTTTAGGGTCACCAAGTCAGGCTTACCATCGTCACCAATGATACGCATCACACGCTCTGTGTCGTAAATCTTAGGCACTAAATCTAGGATGATTTTACCAATGTGACGAATAGAACGAGTTAAATTGTCGTAAAAGTGGTAGTTTGACAAATCAACTTGTTGTTGTTGACCGTTCAAAGCCTTGCCTGAAATGTTACCTTGGGGCAATTGGTTAGGATCAACAATGCCAATAACTGCTTGCAAGTCCATAGAAACTTGGGCAGAGGCGGTCATAATGCCCGCAGGAGGCGCTTCAGGTTGGATGCGAGTAGGAACAGGAGCTGGTCTGCCCTCGATGTCCACTTGCTTATATCTGAGCACAGGCGCAGATTTAACGTTAGCTTGTGCCCACTCGTTCTCATGGCCCTCGTCTTGACCTTCTGCCAACAACCACTTAGGTTTAGGCGCTAAAGCCACAGATTCGGTCATTGACGTTTGCCAGAAGTTGTACATCCTTTGTGGGTCTTTAGCCTGGCGCACCAAACCAAACTTTTTGCGCTTGTTCTCAACGATCAATTGGTGACCGTAAACAGGCACGATAGGAATAAACCGACCTGCCCACACGCCTTCTTCTAGGATTTGCATCCCTGTGAGCTTTGCCCAACGGATTTCTTTCTTGACCGTGTCCCTTTGGTCGATGATTAAATTTGGGTCACCTTTATACAAGTCTTTGTATATTTTTGACCCATCTGCCAAAAGCAATAACTTGGTTTTTGTGCGTACTGTATAGAAGTATTCTGCGATGCGAATATCTTCTTTCATCACCCATTCTGCATTTGTGTCACCAGCTCCCCTTTGGTTGAACTGAACACCCTCGTCTGCGTCAGGGTACATATCCTTAAATTGCTTCTTAGAAATAACCTCAGTAATTAGAACTTTCTCTGCGTCTGAACCGTCAGGCAATATGGAATTAGGATCAAAATAAACCGTAAATGGGTTCATTATTGACTTGATGTAGATTTCTTGGTCAAAAGAATCTTCTCTTACATAGTCTGTATTGACCCTAATAAAACCCCAACCCATGCGAACTGCGTAGTCTGCAGCGTTATCATAGGCTTGGTCTGCGTCTGAGTTGACCTCGATGTGCCTACAAATGCCGGTGAGGATGTCTGCCATCTTCTCATCAGATTCATTGTTTACACCATGAACCTTGATGCGTGGGCGTTGTTGGCGTATGTTGTTAGTAATCTGTCGACAATATGCGTCTACCTTGTTAATAGTTAGACATGGGCGTGACTCTAAAGTGCGTGAGTTTTGAATCTCAACAGGCCATTGGTCACCAGCGCTAAATCTAAGGTCTTCTAGCGCCTCAGTACGGTTCATCATATCTGCCTCTACACATAAGTGCAAAAAGGCTTGTGCGTCTGCTATTAAGTCGCTAGATTCAAGATCATCTACCATGTTTAACCCATCCAAGAAGATTGAATATTTACAGGCGCTTTCTTAACGACTTTTTTAGGCTCGCTAATCATTAGCCCAATGTACCTAAACGCATCTGCTCCATGACTGTAATTGTCATGTAAAGGCGTCTTAGAGAACATCCCAGTATCAGGGTCTACTTCATAGCGATAATGCCTCAGAGCTTCTAGCCCTTGATGGCAGTTCTCACGATCAAAGTAACAGTTACTGAAAATGGTTCTCGCAGCGTTAATGGAATCCACAATTGGTACTTTAGGCACTATTCTAGTCTTATAACCCAAATTTCGTACAATTTCTTCAATACTTCGACCATTTCCAGCCAAAGTTTTGTTCTCTGCGTCATGGGGTAGCCACAAAGTATCGTAGATATACCCAAATCCTTGCATCTTATTGAGGATGCTAGACATGGTTTCTTGGTTAGTCTCAAAGTACCTTATAAGCCTATTTTCCATGCCTACAAACTGCATAAACCAAATGGCAGTAGCATCACTCCACCCAAGGTCAAAAATGGCGTGTACAGGCTTTGTAGCGTCATAAGGCACTCTAGTGATGCGCCCATCTAGCTCTGCAAATTGGATTTCTTTGGCAAAGATAGCGCCATCTACCGTTTGCCTACATAGACCCTCCCAAACCGTGTTATAGGCCTCTGGGTCTCTTGCTCTTAGTGCGTCTTTCTCTAGTCGTAGCGTTTCAGGAAACCAAGGATTGTCAGACCAATTGACCTTGGCAACTACGGAATTTTCAGGCGCATTGACAATAAAGCGTTGATAGGTTTCGTCCGTTTCTAACTCTGGGTTAAACGTGATCCATATTTCAGAATCCTCTTTTCGGATCGTTGGAATCAATATGTTCCATGACATTCTTGAAACCGTTTGGGCCTCCTCCACCCAACAAATGTCTATTCCTTCAAATGATTTTACGTTAGCAATGTTATTCTTCAACCCAACAAAGGCAAACTCTGTACCATTTTTACCTCGTATAGAATTCTGGGTTATTTCGTAAAACGTTGACAAACCCAATAAGTCGATTTGGTCGCACAGTAGTTTGTGTACAGAATCTCTAATAGACGTTTGGAACTCACGAGCACACAAAATGCGTAAGGTTGCCATTGCTCCTTTGACCAATAGCGCTTTTGCGACCGAGTGAGATTTGCCACCCCCACGACCGCCATAGATCGTGCGATAGCGAGCTTTTTCAGGAACAAATAAACATTGGAGTTTTTGGGGAAACTCTGCCCTACTTATCGCCTCTTGAATTTCATTCATTGGGCTTTACAAAACTAACTTGTATGTGTGGAATCAATGGCGCTCCACCTTCACCAGTCAACTCAATCTTAGAGTTATCTCTATACTTCTTAGGAAACCTAGCAGCCATCGACCTAGACCACAATGTTGCGTTCAGTTTTGGCCCATCTTTGTGCTCTAACATATACGCTTGAGCTTGATCTTCCCACCATGCTTGCTCTAATTCCTTAGCTGTGTTTAAGGCTTGCATAAACTGTGGATAAGTATCTCTCCATAAGTATAAAGTTCTAATAGCAAAGCCTAGTTCTTTGGCTATTTGCTCTACAGACTTACCCATAGCGCCCAACTCCACGACTTTATCGCAGAATGACTCATCGTAATCGGTTGGGCGTCCTCCTGGCATCATTCAGCCTTTGGTGCTTCTTGAACTTCAGGCTTAGGGGCTTGAGCTTGTGCGTTCTGAACCATTTTGTTCAACAACTCAGTCAAGTCTCTAATCTTGTGCTCAAGTGCTTGGATGACCAAATTAACCTCTTGGGTTGAATGTGTAAAGTTAAACATTATTTCTTACCTTTCTTTTCTGTCTTTTTAGCTGCTTCACGTTTCTCTGAATATGCAATCGCTAAACTTTGCTTTAAGGGCTTTCCTTCTTTAAGCTCAGTTTTTAAGTTCTTTTTGAACGCTTCAGGTGATTTACTTTTAACTAATGGCATTTTGTGGGCCTCTTTGTTGGTAATCAATAATTGTTTCTTTGTATTTTTCAAACCATCCTAAACGGACATTACATTGTTGACAAAGAACACCCCTGTAGGTTGATGGTATTTTATGGTCAATACACATTTTTTTTGCTTTGACATTACATATCTCACAAGGATTTTCTCTTAACTTAACAATTTCTTCCCTTGTTAATCCATATTTCTTTTTTGCATCATAACGTAACTG